CGGTACGGATGACAATTTCAGAATTGCCATCTCTTCTCATCGCTGAGAAGAAAAAATACTTGGAGCTTGAAAAGGAGATGAAGACATGGGAATACCCGGATGATATCGTCGAGGAATTGAGAGAAATAGTTTGGATGGCCTTATTTGACCTTCCTGAACTAGAGTTCCTCCCTCGGCATGGTAACGGTGTGACTAGCGATAGTCGCGGTAAAGACGCTGAATCAAAATTCAGTGTTCTTATCGAGAGGGGCTTGCCCCCTCGCCTTCACCACTTCTTCTGCCAGAATGGGTTGCAACACCCGCTGGTGAATATGGAGAAGATCGATCTAGGTACTGCCTGTCGCGTGCTGCTTGTTCCGAAAGGAGCTACTTCCAAAAGAGTGATTAGTTGTGAACCAACGAGTAATCAATGGTTTCAACAGTCGATCTTGAGGAGTTTAGCAGCGTGGCTGCCTACATCGTTATTTCGTATAACAATGGAGGATCAGACACGGAACCAGGTCTTAGCACAGGAAGGGTCTGCGTATCGTTCATACGCTACGTTAGACCTTTCCAGTGCGAGTGACACAGTGACCAATACCTTAGTCCGTCGGTTGTTCGAAGGAACAACTCTCTGGCCTTGGTTGTGGTCCTGTCGGTCCCAATACGCGATGCTTGACGGGCAGCGGGTACCATTAGAGAAATTTGCTCCAATGGGGTCAGCAGTTTGCTTTCCCATTGAGAGTATTATTTTCTCTGCCGTTGTTCTGCTTGCGATGAAGCATGCGGGTGTACACCATTCGTCTTGGGTGGTGTACGGAGATGACATTATCGTCCCTAGTGGTGCTTACAGTGAGGCTTGTCGCCTCTTGTCTGCGCTTCACTTTCGTGTAAACGAAAGTAAGTCTTTCTTTCCGGAGTCTCCTTTTAAGGAGAGTTGTGGTAAAGAATACTACTATGGCGTTGATGTCACGCCTTTTAGAATACCTCGCTTCTTTCATGGTTGGAAGGAGCGTGGATCTTTAAGGCAGTCTCCCCAACTTTTGCCTGGCTGGGTC